AGCGCCTTGAGAAATACCTGCTTCGACCATTCGTATGGGTTCGCAGCAAAGAGGTCGCCCTGCACTAGCTTGCCGTTCTTGCGGATCCCGAGACGCTCTTGCTCGGCGAGGTTCGCCTTCGACGCCACCGCATTGGATCCGATCATATAAGCCTGGAAGCCTGATGACAGCGCGGTACCGGCGCCCGGAGCGCTCATATCCTGAATCAGTGCCGGCACCACGTTCGCGAGGAATTCCGTGGAGAAGCCCGGCCCCGCGATCTTGGCCCGGCGCATGAAGGTCCAGAGGGAACCTACATCGAGCTCTCGACCCTCAATCTGTGACGCACGTACCAAGCCCGCAATGATCTCCTGCGTCTGCTTGATGCCAAGGGGGCCGCCGACATTCTGGCCGGCATTGTCGATGCCCCGGAGCAGCTCGGAGAGTTCAGCCGGCGCTGCGTCGACGCCCTTACTGGTCTGCAATGCAACAAGACTCTTCACGAGATCAGGCAAGATAGCCAAACCACGATCGGTCGTACCCATCATGTTGCGCGCCTGGCGCGCCATCTCCATGACGTCGGTGATACCGGCACTGGGATAGAGAGATGTCAGCCGATCGGCTTCCGCGGCGATCTTGAGCTGCTCCACCTTGGGGATGTTGGCATTCTCTTGCCGGAAGATCTCGCGCTGGTATTCGGCAGAGGCATTGAAGCCACCGCGGACGGCATTGGCGCCGCCATATACAATGGTTCCAATTGTGCCGTAGGTAGCAATGTCCTTTACCGCATCCTTCAGCCTGGCATGCATGTTGCCGATGCTGGTGTCGGCTTCTTTCGCCTTCGCGGCGATTTCGGCGAAGTAGCCGAGGGCGGACGTCTTGAAGTTGGATTTCTCCATCGCCTGCATCGACTTCGAGAGGTTCCTCGACGTCATCGATGTATGGAGGGAATCCCAAGCCACCCTGAGCTTGTCGATCTCGGCGGCCGACGTGCCGAGCTTGCGGAGCTTCTCCTCAAATGAGCCGCCCCATGTCGTTTTGTTGAGCTGCTGGGCAGCGCGCTGGATCTTCTCGACGGAAGTATCGAGATTGTTGGCGACAGTTCGTGCCTTGCCGCTCATCTCGTCCTTGAGGCGCAGGATGAGCTCGCCGATGAATGTCCTTGCCATGGTCGGATCTCCTATCTCAGGCCGCGGGCTTGGTGATGGTGTCCAGCTTGGACGCCGCTTCGAAGATCGCCTTCAGGCGCTTCGGTGTGAATTCGGCGGCGGCCAGGTCAACGGTTTCCTGGTCATCGGCATCAAGTGCGTTCCAGACCTCGATCGGGCAGTCGATCATCGGAGGAAGGATATCGGTTTGGCTGGTGCGCAGCGCCTCGAGGTAATCCCGAACCTGCTTGCCGGAAACGCGATGGACACGGATCTGATCATAGACCTTGCCGTCGAACTCGATCGGCCATTCGAGCGGAACGAGCTTCTCATGCTCTCCGGAATAGATCACCTTGGCGGTGGGTGGTGGCGCCGGCTCGGCGGCCGGCTGCTCGGTGGAAATGGCTTCGTCAGTCATGGGCATGCTCCTTTGATCTGAACCAAAGGTATCAGGCGCGCGCGGGCCGCTAAATTGGACAGCGTTGGAAGCGGTTGTCTGCCCGCCGGCCAGACCTTCGATTTCGACCTTCAGGCTACCGGTCGATGACAACGCGAGGGACTGGCGCTATGCGGCGTTCTGCGCCGACGCGCGTGGCAGGAACGAACATCATTGCCGGATCCCCATCCACGCCGAGATTTGCGCGTTTTGTACGCTGAAAGCGCAATCATTTCAAAGGCGATGGAAAAAGAGATGACCCCCCTCTGGACAAAATAAATTCCGGCAGTATCCGGGGTGCTGCGCCCCGCGGAGGACAAGTCTCGCATACGGTCCCTGTTGAGCTTCTGACACGAACGTGTCACGACTTTAGCGGGAGGATAATCAGGACGTCTGAAGGAAAGAGCCGTGAACGAAGGCTCACTCCGCTACCGGAGCGGCGCCTGCTTACCTTGGAAGAAGCCGCGAGCTACTGCGGCGTGAGCGGCAACACATTCAGGGCCCACGTTCGTGTCCACCCACGCAAGATCGGCGCTGCGATCAGATATGACAGGGTCGAGATAGATCGATGGATTGACAAGACGGCAACGCATGACCCTGTCGACAGGCCCATGACGGCCGAAGACTGGTTGAAAAAGCTCGACGATGAGAATTAAGCCTCGGCTAGATGGCAGCCATTTCGCGTATGACGGCCAGCACCCTACCGGCTGCGCGCAATTCTCGGCTCGCTTCGGGCGACCAAGTCCCGCAGCCTGACGTAACAGCCGCCATCGCCAGCCGCTCTGTCTTGGTCAGCCGACGCTTTCCCGCATGGCAAAGGAGTGCGGTTGACGGCCCCATGCCGATCATCTCGCCGGCCTTCACGACCTGCTTGCCGTTGAAGCCCATGGCCTGCATCCACGCCCGGAACTCGTTCATACCGCCCTCGCAATCATGGCAGGATGAATAGCAGATTGCCGGGGCTGATGGAATCGGCCGCTAGGTGTCAGCCTCGGCGGCGGGCGAGAGCGCCGGGTAAGCAGCCCTAACTGCAACATTGACCCGCTCGCGGCACAGAATCTTCACATCCGATATGGTCAAGGGAGCCGGCAGCGCCGCCGAGATGGCAGCCCAATCAACTAGTTCGCGTCGAGCGTGGCAAAACATGAGGTACCGCAGCTTCTTCTCGTTAGTCAGGTCGCCGGGTGATTTTTCCAGCTCCGACATCCACGCCACGTATGCCGAAACGGCGACCGATTGTAGATCATCCAATGGGATCACTTCGACCTTCGGCTCGAGGGCATCGACAAGCTCTTTCCAGTCGGCTTCGATTGCGCGGAACGCCTTTCGTGATAGTATCCCCTGCGGCGGCGGCGGGAATCGTAGCGCGCGGCGTATGTTGGGCCGCAGTTCGGCCGCCTCTACATCCGCAATCCGATAAAGGCGCATATTCGGGCCGCTTGGTCGATGAGGGTTCCGCCCAAGCACGGCTTCTTCGCCGAGCACCTGGTCGACGAGATCCGCGGGCCAACCCCGCTCCCGGATTATTTTGGTGCGCGTCACATAAGGCGAGCGCCGGGGCATTATCCGAGCACCGCCCGCATAACGAGGACACAGCAGGCTGCGACGGCTGACCAAGCGGCCAAACCCCGCCAGGACGTTGTACGCGGCGCCGGCCGCGCGCCGCTCAAGTCTGGAAGGAACTGGCGATAGTCGCCCTCTTTCCAACCACCTTTGAAAGCCTCTTCCGGAATGCCGCGCTGCCTGCGCATCCGATTGCTGAAGGAATGGACCGCCTCGGCTTCCGGCAGCTCGGCGCCGTAGCGCGCCCGCAGCGGGCTGGCATCTATCAGCGCGCGCCGCTCAAGGTCGGAGAGTGGCCCCACCTGGCCGGAGGGCGGAATGATGCTCACGCGCTCCACCTTCGTAGGTATGCCGGCGTCGTCCAAGACGGAGACAAAGGCCTCGCCAACGCCAAGGGCAGTCAGTTCCGCCTTGACGTCGACGCCCCGATTTTCCCGGAACGCTGCAGCAGTTGCGCGGACCAGCTTCATGCCGGCCGGCGTGAACGCGCGCAGCGAATGGGCAATGCGATTGCCAAGCTGCGCAAGAACCGTTTCCGGGACGTCGGCGGGCGACTGCGTCACGAAATAGACGCCCACACCTTTGGAGCGCACCAATCGCACCAGGCGTTCGATCTGCGAGACGAGTGCCTTCGGTGCCTCAGAAAACAGCAGATGCGCTTCGTCGAAGAAAAACGCGAGCTTCGGCTTGTCGATATCCCCGACCTCCGGGAGGACGCGGAAAAGCTCGGTCAGCAGCCAAAGAAGGAACGTCGAATAGAGGCGCGGGCATTCGAGAAGCCGATCGGCATGAAGGAGGTTCACCACACCCCGGCCGGCTTCGTCTGTTCGGATGAAATCGAGAATGTCAAAACGGGGCTCTCCGAAGAGCCGATCACCACCCTGGCTTTCGAGTGCCAGGATGTTGCGGGTGATCGCGGCCAGGCTCGCCGCCGTGACATTGCCGTACCGCTCGCAGACCTCTTCTCTGCGCTCGAGCATGTCGGCCATTTCCCAACGCAGATCGTCAAGAGTTAGCAGCCAGCCACGCTCATCATCGGATTTCTTGAGGGCAATGGCGACCGCACCAGTTTGCGCTTCGTTCAAGCCGAGCATGCGACCAATCAGCTCGGGACCAAGTTCTTGGACCGACGTCTTAATCGGCATGCCGTGATTGCCGAACAAATCCCAGAAGGCGACCGGTGCGCGATCGGCGACGAATTGGCGTCCGAGTGCCCGTGTCTTGTCGGCGAGCGGCGATGCATCGTCACCATGGGCGGCAATGCCACTCAAGTCGCCTTTGGCATCGGAAGCGAACACCGATACGCCAGCCCGAGAGAACTGTTCGATGATGGCTTGCATCGTGGTGGTCTTGCCTGTGCCGGTGATAAGGCCATGGCGATTTGCCTTCGCTAGCGGCATGGAAATGACGTTTCCGGACTTCGAAATTCCGATCTCGGTCGAGGACATTTTGCGCTCCTGAAACAATGAGAAATCCTACCAGAAGATCGCGCTGAACACACTGAATTTCTCGGAATTTCCGCCCGGCCGATGTGGTTAATCGGCCGGGCGGCATTCACTTTCAGATTGCCCCACAATCGGGGACTGCCGCCGCCCTCAGGCGTCGGGTTCGATCGCCTCCAAACCGGCGACGATCTGGGAGGCAATGGCCTCCAGCTCCGTCGTGTCCGTCCGGAAGCGGGCGACGTGCTTCATCAGGAGAGCAAACTTGGCTTGATGGTCCGCCCAATCTGCGGGCGGCACCGCCAGCACGCGGTTCTTAACTGCGTCCATTTGGTCCATGATGAAGTCGTCGAGCGCTTCCAAGGCGGCAGCGCCCGGCCCCTCGTCACCCATGCGAGGCCGGGAGACGAGGGC